CCGAACATTCCGTATAGTGGTAATGTCGCTCCCACTGTTGATGCTAGTATCGCTGCTCAGTTACGTAACATTGGAGCCCTGCCCGGTGCAACTCAGTTAGTACTAGCTCAAATAGTGAATGATGTCCCTTTTTGGAATGGATTCGGTATCCCAGGTCAGCCAAGCAATGTTAATGCAATTGCACGAGGAACTGGTTTGTCTCAACCCAGGCAAAGAACTGCTATTGCGTGTTACGTGCAAGATAGTCCGTGGTTAATCAAGTATGGCATCGCTACCAACATGTTATCCAAACCAGGAATTTTACCGGGCGAAAGTGGTACTCAAGTCTCAACAGCACGTTTTGTTAATATCTTCTTTATGATGCGTACCGTGTCGTTTATACAAATACAAACCATCCATAACTGGATACAATCAAGAGGGTTTACCAACCGTGATGTTCTTGCACCTGGTCAAAACTTTATAATTTCACGTCGAGTAAAAATAGCCGGAGCACTTGCTAAAAGTGTGGTTGACATGCATGAAAAAATCAGTGGATACAGACCTTTTTCACCTCAACTTTGGCAACCAATGCTACAAACACCTGTACCTGGGGCTTTAACTAATTATTGGAACTGGGACTCATGGAACGATGCCCCGATATACCTTTTCAATCACTTCTGGAATTACGCTGACCCAGATGACCAACAATTTTATCCGCGTGTCAACGTCACCTATATCGTTAAAAGTCTGCCACGTTGTAACACAGACAAGAAATTCAAATCGGCGGTGGAAATGGCGGTACTAAACTTATTCGGTCTACCACAGGGCGGGGCCGCGTCGATTAAACTAGACTGGCTCCTGACGGCAGATGGTGATCTAAAAAAACCTGAGACTATGCGAACTGGTAAAGTGGCAAAAGATATATATGCTGCTGCTAAACAAGTGGGTTTGATTAACCCTAACCCTGCTAATGTGATCGGAAGTTTCTTTATGGTTGGTGAATCAAGTATCGGTCCCATCCACTACCGCAGTCCCATAACATCAAATTTTTCATTCCTGAGATGGACTAGCGCAATAACGCCCTCTGACAACTTAAGAGACAATGCTCGTGGCTGGCTATTATGGACGATGCCTTTTTTCCCTCCTGAAGTTAACTCAACTGTTGGTACTAATTTAACGGTTGGATGTACCATGGAAGGTAACTATACGAACGGTCGATCTGGATTCAACTTTGCCGGTAGAGGTAGTGCTAACTTCACCTTAACGCAGGTTGAGTACGGTATAGATCAGTCCCTGTTAAATGGGGACAATTATTTTTTCTAAATCAGCCAGGACCCCTCGGAGACTTAAAACGTCTCGAATCTGGGCATGTACCGCCAAGATTTGACGATGTAAAACCTCCGAAGTTTCGAAAGAGGGGTACAATGGGGGTGATCACTTGGGACGAAAATTATGAGAGGCTGAGTGATTGGAGCAAGAACAGGGTAAGGTTTCACATGAATGGCGAGATAATGACTAAACTGGACGACCCAACCAGAACAATCTGCTGGCATTTATATAAAAGAAGTTTAGAACACAGTGGTAATGCAGATTTGGTGAATAAATATGATCTTGATCGGATTGTAAATAACGTTAACGACGCTAAAAAACTTAGTGAGTACATGAAGAAAAAAGGTACTAGTGTCGAAAGTCGATGGCGATATTTAGTCGACCTACAACGCTTAAACGATTATTTACCGTATCCAGAGAAAAGTGAATTTTTTGACACTATAGACGATTGGGTAAACAGGAAGGTCGTACATACGTGGAATGGTGATGAAGAAAAATGGTATATCGTGTTTCGAGAGGAGTGTCGACGGTTGTTGCGGAGTAGTGGTAGTCTGCCTGACAAAGTTCCAACTGTTGATGATTTTATCAATAACGGTGACATCTGGTGTACTTCTGGTAGTGGTTTTGAACCAGGAGCAAAAAAATTAAAAGTTTTCGATAAAACCAAAAATGAAAGTTTCGAAGTAAAACGAAACAAATGGAGTGTGAGATGGAGTCTTAGTAGATATAAGACAAAAAAATTACTATTTAAGAAAAGGAAACAAATATGTAAAGCGGTGGCCAAGAGTGAACCAGGGAAGGTTCGGGCTGTAATAAGTTCGGATTTAAGTTTATATTTAAAAATGAGTTACGTTTCACTTTGGTTGGATAAATGGTTTGCCGGACGGAGAGATAGTACTCTATGGATGTCTAAGAAAGACAAATTTGAACTATGGCAAAAAATGGGTTTTGATGGATCTTGGCGGATGCCTCTAGACCAGAGCGAGTTTGATAAAAATGTCACTCAACGACAGGTAATAATAGCTCTGGAGGAATTACGAGATCTGATCAAAGATCATTCGGCCGATGATATAATGTTGGAGATAATGGATTTAATTATCTATGCCCTGACTGGCGGTTATGTTGTAATCGACGGGAAAAGTATACCGATAACGAACGGTATATTGTCAGGTTGGCGGTGGACAGCGTTCTTGGACACTATTGTCAATTTAATAGAAGTGGCCATGGCAAAACGATGGGTGCATGAAAATTCATCGATTAGAGTAAACATTATTGATTTGTGCGCACAAGGTGATGATGACTGGTTCAAATTTGGGGACAGAACAAGCGCGATAGCTATGTGGTTAGGTTATGAAAGTTTTAATCTTCAGGTTAACCCTGGTAAGTTTTTTTTAGATACCGTACGAGATGAGTTTCTTCGGAGAGTTATGGATAAACGAATTATAACTGGTTATCCTGCGCGAGCCGTAACAGGAATTTGTTTTAGAAACCCGCTCTCAGAAAGGGAGGCTGTAGGTATGGAATTAATTAGAGGTAATTTTTCAAGATGGAAGTTGCTGGCGGAACGTCTAGACGTATCCTTTGCTGATGGTTGGTTCGAGCGTAAGTGGAACCAAGATTGTCGTCAAGGGGTCAGAGGGTCGAAAGAAAAAATATTATCGAACGTTCTACGTATGCCAGTTCTTCTAGGTGGTATAGGATTAGACGGAGGTACCTGGCAGTCGGGCAAGACCTATACAAATAGTATTCTAGAACCAGACAAATTGGACATAGAGGGTGAGGGCTTTAAAGAGTGGGAAAAATTCAGCGGTGAATACGGCGTAAACGAGGAGGACGCGGGCAGGTTTGCAATTAGTACTTTAGATTTAACAGGTAAATATCACATACCAAAATGGGTTAAGTACATAATTGCTGACCCGCCAGTTGATGGTTATAATAGTGGATTACGTTACGATATGCCTGGTTCAATTGCTGTCGGAAAAAACACTCGTAGGGCAGCCTACCACCATGGAATAAAATGGTTCAAAAATCTTATTGATGCAAAAAGCATCGTCTCATACACTCAATTCGACGAGTTGTCCGTCGGTTATAAAATATTCAATGACAACGTACAGAAACTAAATCAAGACTCGCGTACTATACGCTTAGAGCACGTCGACGGAATTTCACAAACGCTGGCACAATTATCAGAAAAACCAGAATTAGTCTGGTCCAACTACAGTAACGACATATTTATACATAAGCCAAAGAGTTGGGTGAAAAAATTCCTGTCTGGACGTTTAAAAGCAGCCCCAAGTCCGAGAAGCGGCTGGGGTATCGATATAACTGGTTACATTTCTTCGCAATTTTTAAATTCTGCGATTAATTCATTTATGGTGAGAGTTCATCCAAGTTTGGCCTTATGGGATGATCTACTGGCTACTATAGATGCTATTGTCCCACAGGTTCTCGCCACTTTGATTAGAGTGGTCGAGTAACCGAAGATTCATGGAGTGGTAGGGTGGGGAGCATACAACCACGGATTGTGTATGTTCTGATGAATCTTAGTTATATTGTGCGTTTTATAATTACTTATTTCAAATTTTCCTATTATTTTGTAAGCGGTCTCCCTGTTCCGGGCCTGCTCCCCTTGTCGAGA